TACAAGACACCAGAAAAGTCCACACCCAAATGAGTGTGTGAGTAATTGTAATCGCCAGTTTTATTAACACTCGCCCACATGCTATTAATATAGAATGGAGCACTACTCAGATTTTTCATTGAGTGTGCTATGTGAGCATATATCAGTAGAGAATATTCAAGAAATGATTGCTGTTCGTGTAAGTTATATTCCGAGTGCCATCCTGCTGAGGATGAGTTACCTTCATGTGTGGTACTGTGCTCATGATATTGTTTAACCCAATCAATTAGTTCAGGTTTTACATCAAAGTCACTGAATAACAGTGGTGTCGGAAATAACGAAACAATCATTCTGTAGTCTTTTTCAATCTTTTACGTATCATTTTCGCATAGGCAACCTCTGCGGGTGTCCATTGCTTTTTATTCTTAATAAGTTTTTTGGCGGTCTTTCGGATTGATTCCGAATTTTCCATGTATTCTAGTATCGTTTTGGTATTTTGTGATATGGTGAGTCATCACCATCATTGAATAGATCGTCATTGATTTCCTCAAGGAGTACATCAAGTTCAAATCCTTCTTCTATGAGGTAACTGCTACCTCTATATAGATCCTCGTTGGTAAAATGAGGTTTCTCTTCTGCTTTCACTACGTCAGCAAGGTTGTTAGGAACTTCCTCTTCATCAAATGAAAAGGGTATGCCATTTATAAAGTATACTTTACATACACCCACTCCGTCAAGTGTACGAAACTCTTTGTGTAGTTGTGTTATCTCTTCCATAAAAAATCAAAAGGGCATTTGTTCTCTGTCTCCTCTTCCTTCCTCAATCTTTGTTTGATGAGGTTCCATGAGAAGTTTTTGTGCCAGTCTTTGAGCCACAAGCTTTGTAGTTGTCGCTTAAGCACTTCTTTAGGGATGGATCGCTTTTCAAGAGTGAATTTGACATCTCTTGTTCTTTGGCTAGAGAATCTAACATAGCAAAGCGGGGATCCTTTTTCGATCCAGATGTTTGAGTCATAGTTCTTTACCGTGAATCCTAAGTTGATAGGTCGTTGCCAAACAGATATAGGAAATGTACCAGACACTACGTCTAGACCCTTCCTTGTCATATCGGGGTGTTGAAACTGTTCAATCCATACGTCACTGTCCTCTGTCCAAAAACAGTAACCTTGTTTGAACTGTACCTCTGGGTGTGTACCGTCCAACCAACCATCACCTAACATGAAATACTCATCGAACACATCTTGTCCAAGATTAGTTTCTAAAAGTTTCTCAGTAGATTTATATATGATACCAAGTGGGAAGCATTGCTTCATGACCCATGTATTCTTATAATATTCTTTGAAAGCAGGGCACTTGGAGTGTCTATAGTCAGGGTCGTATTCTTTGAGAGCAGGAGTTGGTTCCTCAAAATAATCCTCTGGAAAGAAATCGAGTTCCCCTTCATCAAGGAAACTCTCTTCACTTCCACCCATCACATAGTTGTAAAATATTTTTTTAGTCTTCATCTAACGCTTTGTCGAGGTCAGCATCAAGTTGTTCTTGCTTAGATGCTCTCGCTTCTGTTTGTTGAGCGAATGACTTGCTGACCTTACGTTTGTCCACCTTACGTGGTTTTCCTGCCTTGTTCTCCTTGATGATAGTAATAGCATCACCAACCGTGGCAATCTCTCCTGCCTGTTCGTCTCGAATCTCTACACTGAAGCATTCTTCGAGGAACATGACTAACTCAACCATGTCAAGTGAGTCGAGCATGAGGTCGTTCTGGATGTCACTATCCCACTTAATTTCAGTGTCTAGTTCTTCCACCCTTTCACCTAAAGTCTCAGCAATAGCGAGTGCTGCTACATTTAATAGCACTTCGTCTGTCACTGGTTTAGGGGCACTACGTAAGATGTCTTTGATCTTGTGATACGTTGCCGAATGTGACATAATTAATACTTGTAAGTTACTTCATTTACTTGGCACGTTGCTCTGACGAATCCCAATACATTTTGAAATTCCTCTGAGTCATCACATACAAGAGTTTTAACCTCTGAGGTATCACTAATGAGTGTGAAGGTACGTGCGGGGATGTCCACTACGCATTGTTTTAGAAAGTCTGTTTCCATGGGTCATCATATAAATCACTATCCTTAGTATAGGGTAGTGGGTACGCATTTGGAGTGGACATTGTGCCACTATGACATCTGGCATACTTAATGATGTCATTGGCATAGTGCTTGATGTCCTCCAGATTAGCATGGATCTCCTTATAGATCTCCATAGCATTCTTCTGGTTGGGCACTCCTTTAACTTTCTCCTCTATGTAGTTTGCTTTCTCAGCGTCAATAAAATCAACGAGAGTTTTAGCTTGACTAGAAGATATGGTCATACCAAACATTTGGTCTGTTCCTTTACTATAGTACATTCACGTCAGAATGTCAATTAAGGTATATACCGTTATTACATGTAATTCTATATTCGGAATTTGCAGACATACTCGCAGAGCCTGAAGCACTCATTGTAAAATCATTTGTGTTTATCTTTGCGTCTGATCCTTTTGTATCGAGTTCCCATCCTGTTCCTGAACTCTTTGATACTTCCATACCATCGGGTGCACCACCCTCGATACATTCAATATTTTTGCCATGGGTCACTGTCTTAGCACTGCCTTGGACTTCTGTAAAACTGTTTCTACCAACGTTGTCGTACTGACAACCTTTGACGTTGAATCGGAGATCACCCGCTGATTCTAAAGCGAACGTTCCTCCTTCTTTATCCATTCTAATCACACGGTTACCGTTGATAACCTCTGTTAACTGACCACCAGCTGCCATGTCTAGGCGTTTAAAGGTGCATCGTTCGTTAATAGAGTTGGCAATGAATCTGATTTCGTTATCGGCATTGACACCTATTCCAGATGCTGAATCTATGGCGATGTCGCCACACTTTAATTCATATCTACCGTTAACCTTATCAAATCTGTCACCCTCTACCTCTGTGTGTAAGTTTCCTTCCACGTTGAGGTGAGCATCACCGATCACTTGAATGATAAGTTTGTCCTCTTTTTTGTTTTTACCGACCTTGAGGGTGGTCGTTGCGTCACTATTTAGGTGTAAATCTCTTGCACTGATGATATATGTGTCTTCTTCTTCGTCCATTTCAACGATAGAACCAGTCTTACCATTGATAATACGTATCCTTTCACCATCCTCTGTGTTGTCAAACTCCAGTACATGACCCGCTGAGGTCACTGTTACCCAGTTCTTTGGATAGTTCGTAATGTGTTGAGGATTTTCATTCTCTTCACTACTACCATCAAATAGTTCTGTATTAGATGTGTCCTGTCTAGCCATTGTGTCCTACGCAGTCGATGTATGATTGAGATTCAAATATCTCAGTAAATTTAGTAGGTCCTACGTACTGATATGTAGGTACTATCTCAGCACCGAAACCTTCTGAGTCTACAATGCGAGGTTTAACAAAACCAAGAGTCTTGGTCGTGATAGTAGGTGTCAAGAGTCTACCCTTGTCATCAGTTGAGATATCACCTATCTCATCCTGACCCACATAGATCTTAGGTTTTTTATACCCTTCACCTACGTTGGTGATGTCGATGGTGTCGAGCACTGGTAGTATGTCATCACAGTTAGCATATAATGCTGTAGCATTAGCAGGAATAGCGAGGTCATAGAACTCCGTAAGTGGGTTAAGTGTAAATTTATATGTGCCACCAAGTGTCTGTAGTTTTAAACCAGGTGGAACATAAGAAGTCTTCTCTAGTGTTGCTAGAGCAGCAAATCCAGTGTTATCATAATCATAGTCTATTATTTGTAATATTGCTTCGTTAGGATCACCGTCCTCCTCTTGGTAGAAGAGTACATCTCCTGTGTCAGCATAGTCACCCAGTCCCTGAGCATCTACAAGGAAGTGCTTCTGTTCTTTCGGGCAGTATGTATTGTCTGGGTCTAGACCATAACCAACACCAGGCTTGTTGACTCTGACTTTCTCTACCTTACCATCTTTGATGATAGGTGTGAGGTCAGCACCTGATCCTTCTGGATCATTACATGTGAACATTGCTCTCACTCTAGCAGTGGTGTTGATGTTAGATCCCTTCCTTCTCATTAGCACACCAACCATAGCACCTATGTCATCAATGATAGGTAATGCTTTCAAAAGACTGGTGCTCTGTGCATTGTCAAAAATTAATTCTGGGAAGCATGGTTTCTTACGTGTGTTTTCTGGTGAGCAGTTGACAGTATCATAGTTGATCTTACCCTCTGAGTCACGGATAGGATAGACACTATCAAACTTCTCTACTAAACTCTTACCACTCTCGAATGTTCTAGATGTGACACCTGTTCCCGCTGCCCCAACCTCTGCGAACTCACCGTTCTTAGTGTTGAATGCTTTCTTAACAAACTTACCACCTATTAGTTTTGTAACTGGAACCCAACCACGTGAGTTAGGTATCGCTGTGCCAACAAGAGTGGTCTTACCATCTTTGAGAGCACCCTTTGCTGCATCAGCATACTGACTCATCTGCTTCATCTGCTTATCTGCTTCACTTTCCTTAGCACCTGATCCTGTCTCGAATGTTGATAGTCCAAGAGCACAAGATAGATCGCCTTCGCAAACCATGTCGATTAGATCAAGAACTTTACTAGCAATGCCCTGAATGATAGCAGCGTTGTTCTTGATAGCACCAAGTGCACCGTTTAGAATACCGAGAGCAGCATCAATACCAGCCATCAGTTTGTCCATGATGCCACCGAATAGGTCTTGGAAGATATCCTTTGCCAAGCATAATGCAGCGTCTAATGCTTGTGAGAGAAGATCTTTCAATAGACCACCGATTACGTCAGCTAACTCATTGAAGATTTGTTTGAAGAGACAGTTAACAAGATCTCCTATGTTCTTGAGTTGATCAACAGCAGGATCCAATAGTGAAGGGTCAGGGATCTTGATGTCATTGATGACCTTCTGGATCTCTTTCTGTGCCTCCTTCATTACTGTACCCTTGACGTTGGAGAGCACACCACCCATGAAACCTTGTATTCTACTCTGTATCTTCTCAATCTCTTCTGCTACGTCCTCAATCTTACCAGTCTGTTTGTTGATAAACTCACCTATATCATTCTTCTCTATACCTCTAGCAAACTTTAGGAACTCAGCAGTAGCACCCTTGATCTTAACGTCAGATGGTGTACCACACTTACCATTACCTACATGTATAGTATATCTCTTTCTGTCATCTGCTGCTTTCATTGCCTTTGTCGCAGCTGATGCTTCACCACGTGGGTTGACAGTTGATACTGTATTCTCCTCTGTTACTGTCTCCTCTTTCTTCTTGTTAGTTCCTGTCTTTACATCTGACTCTGCTGTGTCAGCTGTACCACCTACGACACCACCACCATCACCATGCTTCTCTGGTTTATAATCAGGTGCATGTACCTGTTGATATCCTTTACTACTTTCTAGTGGTAGTTTAGTGTATACATCCTTTGGGTTCTGGTCACTGATACTACCCATAATGACTGGTATCTGTGCACTGGATCCATCCATGAAGAATCCAACCACCCAACTGTTAACCTGTAACTGTTGAATAGAACCCATACCACTCTTCATAGCATAGACTACTGGCATAACACATGATGCCCATGGTAAGTCTCTAGTTGGTAGTATCTCTTTGTCTGGGTTATGATACCCTACGATTCTGACCTTGACCTTACCTGTATAGTCGTAGTCTTTAGATTCTGCGTTGGCACCCGTATACTCTGGGTCAGACCCGTCGTTCTCGACTTGTCCGATCCACCAGTTAAATCCATCTTTACCGATGGCATGGGCAGCACTTTCTAAATTCATCCTAAACTATCTCTGTATAATGTCACTCGTGTGGTCATAGTATCTGTCTCTGTCAGAAACTGACGATAGATCTTGCCTACTATGTATCTACCACTTGCTTCGGCATCTAGTTCTCCTGACCTAGCATTATACTTATTGATACGTACAACACTTCCAATATATAAATCTTGTTTCCCTTTATAGTCGAAACTAGCTGATTGATTGAAGAAGAATTGATTCCTTATCATAGACTGACTTAACTGTCGTGTCAAGTCCTGTGTGTATGTACCCTCTGTATACATGGCTGTGTCCATCACCTTAGACATAATCCTTGTGGGTGCACCACCAGTCTCTGTGCTACCAAATCTTTTATAGAACTCTGGTAGTTCTGAAGTTGGGTTGAGTTTCTTCATCTCATCGTAGAAATCAGTAACAAAGAATGGTACCTCCTCATACTTAAAGTCTTTCATGTCCAGTGTAAACGTGGTGCTAGCATAACTTCCAAGATTTAAACCACGAAAGATATCACTCGTACCTGTCAATGAGAATCCCTGTACATCTATTTCAGTCTCGTCTTCACTATCTAAGTTTACGTTAATTATTCTGTCAGTCTCCTGTAGCACTAGGGCATCCATTGCTTTGAAATGATATCCATTTCTATCTTCATAGAACAAGTATCCCGCACTAGCCTTACCACTTGTTGACTCTAGGATAGATCTCCAT